GGTTACAAGCATAAATCTACTGAAGAACTAAGACAGCAAAGCGCAAGAGAGGAGCTTCGTCATCTATTTGGAGATGATGAGACCACTTCAAGATATGCGTTTGGCTGGAGCAATCCATATGAACTTTACAAGGAAAAAAATGACTGATAGACAACGCAGACTGCGTGATTACTTCGCAGCAAAGATTATGAGTGGCATGTGTTCCGGTGACTGGAAACTAGATTTATCTAGTGGAAAGACTTGGGATGAAGTTGCTGCTAAACGATGCTATGAGATAGCAGATGCCATGCTTGCAGAGCGTGAGATTGAAAACATTCCTACATCACATTGACCATGACGACATTTACTACACAAGACCGCATGGATGCAGAGCGCAACGAGCTGCTTGAGAAGATCCGCAAGCAAGAAGAAGAGATTGCAGATTTAAAGCGTCTCTTTAATAAAGCCATGGATGAGTGGGAAAAAGAAAGAAAGTTTATAAAACAATGATTGAGCTAATTGTTGCAGCAATAGTATTTGGTGCATGCTATGTAGTCTTCCTGTTTATGAAAGGCAGATGATGGCTAACAGACGCAAGCCAGAGATGTTTAAGTTAGATAACAACATTACTTGGTATTTAAAAGATGAAGACTCTATACACAAAAAACGCCAAATCATTGAGAGAAGCAGCGGATCGCTGTATTACATATTTGGATACACTTTATTACGAGGAGAAGAAAATGGACGGATTGTGGGAGAAGGCTAACGAGGTTAGCGAAGTAGGTTACAAGGTGCATAGCGCATCCATGATTGTTGAATTGGTAGCAGAGCGCATTACCGATAATGCTGAGAGCGGCGCACTATGGGCGGCTGCTGAAATTCTTAAGCATTATAGCGATAAGTTAGACCGTTTGGCTGCTGATATTATGACTATCAATAGCCAGCCAGAAACGTTTGAGCCAAAGAAAAAAAAGAAAAAAGATAATGATATGGATGGGCGTTGCTAATGAAAAAGCTATGTGTCATTAACTTTTGGGAAGGTGGATTCGATGGAGACTTCTTTGAATACTTTTTTCAGCAAGCATTGGGTGGATTTGAATACACAAACAATCCATATGATGCAGACTTAATCGTAACCTCAGTCTTTGGAAATACCTTCTATGATCCACGAAAAACTATTGCTTACATTGGAGAGAATATTCGCCCTAGCTACTTGGGCTATGACCATTCTCTTTCTTTTGACTATGACAGTTATGGTGGACGTAATTTTCGATTACCTCTCTGGTACTCACGGTTAGCATGGCCGGGCTTTGAATTAAAACCACGCAGAGCCAATGCACACAATCATGGATACGAACCTTTGATTGAGATTGAACCGCTGACCAAGCCAAGAGTATTGGACTGGGCTAAGAAAGATAAGTTCTGCGCTATGATTGCTGGCAACCCAGAGGGACTAAGGGTAAACCTGTACAACTCTATATCTAAGTATAAACCCGTACATGGATACGGTAATATGTTTAACAACTCTTTGCGTCAATCTAAGTTTGATGTGCTGCCTAGTTATAAGTTCTGCTTATGCCCTGAGAATTCTATCTATGATGGCTATATCACTGAGAAGTTATTAGACGCTTATGCAGGCGATACAGTACCTATCTATAGCGGCACATTGTCAGTAGACTGCGACTTCCATGAGGGCGCTTATCTGAACTACATCAATACCAAGGATATGTCTTGGTTCGTGCAAACCATTCAGGCTATTGATGAGAGCAAAGAACTTTACGAGGCTATGTATACTAAGCCCCTTCTTTGGGAAGAACCCAGCCTTGATAACGCATTAGATTTTGTACGGAATATAGTCCAATGAACGCAAATGAACTAGCTGATTCAATAGATAAATATTTAGATAGTATTTTGGATGATGCAATACACCCCATTGAAGATGTTTTAAATGAATCTATAACCATGCTACGCCAGCAACAAGCTGAAATAGAGGCGTTGAAAGCTCAAATATTAATTTGGGAAAATGCAGAAGTACCAGTAGAAGTAATGGCTGACATTATTGAAGAATTAGAAAAACGTGGTTTTATTGAAAAGATTGAAAAAACGCAAGAGAAATGCCCTCCAACAAGTTGGTGGGAAGGCGATCCCACTTGTGGCGGTCTTACTGAGAACTATGGATTAGGAAAGGCACAAGAGAAATGAACGATTTTTTAGATTACTGCTTCGGCATTACTATGCTTTTATTTGGTATCAGTATGTTTATTATTGCTATTGCGTTAGTTACTGGAGTGATTAAATGAATAATGAACCAGTAGCGTGGAAAGCATACGAGGAAATACATTTCAGCGACCAATACATCTTACGCTGGGTGCGTGAAGGCGATGAGTATGTAAACCACATTAGCAAAGAGATGATGGAGGAAGTTAAATCTTTGATTGAAAAAAACTTAACAGTTACGCTTGATGATTGTATTGAAGCCGAACTTGAGCAAGATGTTGGTTATGGTGGAGATTTAGATATGCTTGAATTTGCTAAAACAATACTAAGAAAGGCACAAGAGAAATGAACAATGAACCAGTAGCGTGGATGTTTCAAGGTGCTTTTGACATTAGTACTTATGTTTCTTTTGAGAAGCCTAATCCTGACATTTATCCAAATCCAACACCACTCTACACCCATCCAGCAAAGATACTAACAGATGCAGAAATTATGAAATGTTGTCATGCTTATCATTACACATACAATCCTGATTACCTTGGGTTTGCTAGAGAAATACTAAGAAAGGCACAAGAGAAATGAATAACAAACCTTATGGATGGGTAAAAAATGGCGAATATGTTCTATACATTGATAAGCCTGACAATGTGTTTAGTTATACACCTCTATACACACATCAAGTCAAAGAATTAACTGAAAATGAAATAAAAGAATGTGCAGATAGTGTATGCCATACTTGGAAAAAAAATGGTGTTGGTGAACTTTATATGGAAGATTTTGCTAGAGCAATACTAAGAAAGGCACAAGAGAAATGAACGAACTAAAAGCCCTTTTGGAATCACTATATCCAGTAAAGACCAACTTTGAATTAATTCGGGTTGGCGGCGATAACGATGGCGGATACCTACTGCCGAATGATTTAGAGGGTATTACAGCCTGTTTCTCTCCTGGGGTGGATGTGACTGCCAGCTTTGAGAAAGATCTCCTTGAGCGTGGTATTAAGTCCCATCTTGCGGACGCTTCAGTAGATGCACCGCCAGACGGATTAGAGGTAGCGTCCTTTGAAAAGATGTTCCTTGGCGGAGTAAACGATGAAGACCATATGACTATGGAGTCTTGGGTATACCGCAATGGATCATATGTTGGTGATCTTCTGTTGCAGATGGATATTGAGGGCGCTGAGTATGAAACTATACTGGCTACTCCAACAACTATTCTGAATCGTTTTAGGATCATTGCCATAGAAATACATAACTCAGATGCTTGGTTTAGCCCTATAGCATGGGGATGTGTAAAAACTTTCTTCAATAAGCTAACCAAAAACTTTCATGTAGTCCATAACCATCCAAACAATAACTGTCCATTCGTTCAGATTGATGGAGCCACTACAATTCCCACTGTATTCGAGCTGACATTACTGCGCAAGGATCGTTCGCCAGCAACAGGATTTTGTACGGAGTTTCCTCATCCATTAGATCAGCGCAATGTCACAGATAAAGATGACAGAACATTACCAAGAGAGATGTATAAATGAACGAAAAATACGGAATAGTCCATAACGATGGGCCTGTCATGGAGATAACTACCATGATTGGTTGCCCATTGCGTTGTACATTTTGTCCTCAAGAGAATCTTTTGCAGTCTTACGGCAAGGATACAAAGTACATGCAACCAGCAGACTTAGTTAAAGTCCTCTCAAAACTGCCTAGAAACACTCGTATTGATTTTTCAGGCATGTCTGAGCCTTGGGCTAACCCCCATTGCACAAAGATGCTAGAGACCGTTCTATACATGGGATTTGACGTTGCTATCTATACGACCCTATATGGCATGACCGATCCTGAGCGAGTTCGTAAAGTATTAGAAGATCATCCTAATCAAGTCAAGGTAATGATGTTCCATTTTCCTGATGCCAATGGCAATATGAAAGGCTGGAAGAATAGCGAAGAATGGCAAAAGGCAGCAGCCATTGTGACTTATACCAATGTTCCTTGTGGCGTGGGCGCTATGACTATGGATAAGTCAGGCTTTGTACATCCAGAGTTACAAGAGTTCGTAGGTAGACTTCCTAGCTGGCAAGGACATACACGGGCGGATAGTTTGAATACCGAACAAGTAACTGGTCAGCCTATTAGCATTACACCAATGAATACCTTTCCATTAACTTGTAGGAGTACACCTTTCTATGATCGAAATGTTCTGTTACCTAATGGTGACGTTGTGCTTTGTTGTATGGATTACAACCTTAAGCATATTATCGGCAATCTATTAACTCAAACTTATGAAGAGATCTTTCAGGGTAAACCCTTACTAGACTTGATTGAGATCAATGAAGAGCCTAAGTTTTCTAAATGCAGTATTTGTAAATCTTGTGAGAATGTGACGGAGCTATATGTATAAAAATATTGGATTAGGATTTTTGTTTGTTGCTTTAATGTTTTCCTTTGGTATGCGTGGACATAAAGAATGTCCTAAACAAACACCACGTATGGAAGGTGGATGCGTTATCCAAAGTACACCAAATGGAGAAATAAAGACATGCGGGTAATGGTAATCACCCCAACTACTGGGAAAGATACGTTGGTTAAGGCTATGCAAAGCGTTAAAGATCAAACGTTATTTACTGAGCATCTTATTGTTGTTGATGGCGAGGAAAGCTATGAACGCATGGGTACTCTAGTAACCCCAATGGGAAAACATATTACCCGAATTCAACTACCTGAGAATGTAGGCGCTAATAATTGGTATGGACATCGAGTCTATGCCGCTATGCCTCTAATGGTAAACGCTGATTACATCCTATTCTTGGATGAGGATAATTGGTTCGAGCCTAATCATGTAGAAACTATGATTAATAAAATTAGAAGTAAAGACCTAATGTGGGCATATAGCTTGAGGAGAATATGCAATGAGGATGGAGAGTACATTGGAGATGACGATTGTGAAAGCCTTGGCAGATGGCCGACGTTTTATGATCACACACTCAATTTTGTCGATACTAATTGTTATTGCTTTAAGCGTGAATATTTGGTTAGGGTGGCGCATTCTTTCTACGGACAATGGGGCGCAGACCGACCATTCTATAAAGCTGCCGCATCAACTCTGCCTTCCTTCGGATGCACAGGCGAGGCTACGGTTAATTACAGAGCGCCCGAAAGATTATTTAGCATGTTTACAGAGGGTAATGCAGCCATGAAGAAAGCATACGGCGATCTGCCTTGGAGAAAATAATGGATATCCAATTAGAAGTGATTAAAGAATATGAGGATGGATCAGCAGATGCCGTGGTACATTTTGATAAAGAAGGTTTAGCCGTTTTAGTTGAGGCTGGCATATTAAGTATACTTAAACAATACATTGACCAAAAAAAGGAAAAAAAATGAGCTTTAAGAAAGACAAACCGCAATTACAAGCAAAACCAATGGGACCAAAGGCTTCATTATTTGTAGCTACTCCCATGTATGGTGGTATGTGTACCGGTATGTACGCTTCTGCAGTAATGCAATGCGTAGGTATGTTTGGGCAAAACAATATACAGATGTACTACTCATTTATGATGAATGAATCATTGATTACTCGTGCTAGAAATAGCATGGCTTATGATTTCTTAAAATCTGATGCCACTCACTTGATGTTTATTGATGCCGACATTAACTTTAATCCTGCCGATATTCCTCGCATGGTTGATGCTGATGTAGATATCATTTGTGGCCTGTATCCTAAGAAAGAAATTAACTGGGTAGAAGTAGATGCTGCAGTTAAGCGTGGAGTTCCACCTCAAGAGTTATCAAACTATACTGGCGCATTTGTAGTAAACCTTCCGCATGGTGAACAAACCAAACAAGGAAACATTAATACGCCAATGGAAATTTCTAATGGCGGTACAGGCTTTATGTTGATTAAGCGCAAAGTATTTGATGCTCTTGCTGATAAAGTGCCTAGCTATACCAATGATATGTACCATGCCGTAGATACAGTGCGTGAAATTAAAGTAATTAAAGAGTTCTTTGCTACCAGTATTGACGAAGAATCTAACCGTCTGTTATCTGAAGATTACCATTTCTGTAAGATTGCACGGGAAGCTGGATTCAAAGTTTATGCTGCTCCTTGGGCTAGCTTTGGTCATACCGGAACTTATACTTTTAGTGGGCAGTTACCAAGAAGTAAATGATAAAATGGCTTGGCACGATACTATGCTTGTGTGGTATTTTTCTTACAAGCTTTAATATTTATCCATTAAATATCGTGTTGAGCATTATTGGCAGTACATTATGGACAGTAGCGGGAATTATCCAAAGAGATATGCCGCTATTCATAGTAGAGGCAGTAGCAGTAGCGTTTTATTTAGCAGGATTGATTAACTATACGAGGATAGTATGAAAAAATTATTAGTAGCTGTATGCATATACAGTGGTTCTGCAATATCTCAAACTGTGCCTTGGGAATACAGTTCATATAACTATAGAAATAGTGACTTAAATTATGAAAATAGTTCTATGAAATGGGAAAGTTCTCAACAAAATTATAAAAATAGCGAGTACAATTATTTTTCAAAAGATGGGGTTTACGATAATAGCGGCAACCGTATTGGTTATGAAACAATCAGTCCTAGCGGTGTAATGAATTATTACGATAACACCGGCGAGCGCAGAGCATATAGCAGATAAGAGAACATAATGATTGATTACGTAGAAACTACGATTGCATTACAAACAGGTAAGAAGAAGCTGGACGACCTGTTGCTAAAGAAGAAATACAAAGAGGCAATCAACCAAACAGACGATATGATTATTGCGTTGATTGATTTGAAATGGTGGCTGAGGAAACAAAATGAAAATAACTAACAAGTATGACCTACCACAGACGTTTGTTAACGTCTTGGAACGTCCTAGCTACAACAAGGGTGCAGCCCATTTGTCCGCTACTGAGCTACTCAATAGCCCGCAACTTGTACAACTGCGTAAGGCTCACTACGACAGCCTAGAACAAGATGCTATGGATATGGTCTGGTCGATCATTGGCACAGCGGTACACAATGTATTAGAGAAGGGTGCAGACGCTAATCATTTAGTAGAAGAGCGTATCCATGCCCAGTTAGATGGATGGCATATATCTGGTGCTATTGATCTTCAAAAGGTTCTAGAAAATGGTATTGAAATTAATGACTATAAAACCGTAGGTGTTTGGGGGGTAATGAATGAGAAGAAAGAATGGGAAGAGCAGCTCAACATCTACGCATGGCTTGTCGAAACCGTTAAAAAGCAGCCAGTCGTTGGACTTAAGATTATTGCGATCATTAGGGATTGGACACGCAGAGATGCTGAGACTAGGGCTAACTACCCAGCAACGCCTGTGGCAACTATTGATATCAAGCTATGGCCTATGGAAGAACGTGAAGCATTTATCCGTAGCCGCATTCACGCCCACTCCGAAGCACTATTCGCTTTTGATACGGGAGCGACAATGCCGCCTTGTACAACTGCCGAAATGTGGGAAAAAGAAACCGTCTACGCCCTTAAAAAAGACGGAGCTGTAAGGGCTAAGTCATTACATGCAACACAAGAAGAAGCCGATGAAGCATTAGAGAAAGCGGGCAAAGGATTCTATATTGAGACCCGTCCGGGCGAGCGCACACGTTGTAAGTACTATTGCCCAGTAAGTAGTTATTGTCAGCAGTACAAACTTTATCAAGAGGAGCAGGAAAATGTTGAATAAATTTATAAAAATGCTTGAGCAAGAGTTTATTGGTCAATCCAAGATATGGGAACCAGTCAATGACAGCATCTATTGTGGCCGTATGTCTGATGCAGAAATTGAAGGAATGCAAGCCCGCAATCAGGCAGCCATTCAAAAGTGCATTAAAGACATGGGAGAGAAGTGGGTTTTACACAAGTCACATAGCGTCAAACATCTATGAGTGCAAACGATCACCAAGTTGGAGGAAACCACTATGCTAGACATTCTATACAGCCATGGGATTACATTGTTGCCAATGACCTCGGATACCTTGAAGGTAATATTGTCAAGTACATATCAAGATGGAGAGAAAAAGGTGGAGTTAATGACTTACGAAAAGTTATTCACTACGCAGAAAAGTTAATTGAAGTAGCAACCAAAGAGGAAAAGAAATGAGTGTTTATAAGAAGTTACAAGATGCCCGTATCTTGCTTCAGAATACAGAGCTGAAGAAATCAGGTCACAACAAGTTTGCCAATTACAAGTACTTTGAATTGGGGGACTTCTTACCAACGATCCAAAAGATCTGTGATAAGGTAGGTTTATGCGGCGTTGTATCGTTTAACCACGAGATGGCGTTCCTGCAGATCATAGACACAGAAGATGGTAGTTCCATTATGTTTACCTCTCCTATGTCTAGCGCCGCTTTAAAAGGCTGCCATGACGTTCAGAACTTAGGTGCGGTACAGACCTATCTGCGCCGTTATCTATGGGTTAACGCCTTTGAAATCGTAGAGCATGACGCATTAGAGCCTTTGACTGGGAAGGAAGATCCAGTAAAAAAGCCTGAAGCAGTAGTTGCTAAACCTGCGGCTACTGCTAGATCTGTTCCAATTGTTGATTCCATTAAGTTAGACAAGCCGACTAAGCTGCCCGGAGAGTGGACGTTAAAACCACTGAACGATAAGGGTACTGCTGATCAGTGGATGGAAGAATTTGAAGCAGGATGTATGGCATTACTACAGTTGACCTCGAAAGAGGAAGATGTCTTAAACATATTTACAGTCAATCGTTCTTTGTTTGATCGGGCGAAAGAACTAGATACAGAGTTTTATACGGGCTTAATGTCCAAATTCACAGCAGCACGTCAATCTTTTAAAGAGGAGAAGTAAATGATTAATTGGGAAGAAGTAAAAAAAGAATGGGGAATTGATAAATTGCAAGATAGAAGTTTAGTTAAAAGCAAGGACAAAATTCATTGTAATCATTGCGGAGAACATATTTCTGACCACGGTATAAAGGATGGAGTGATTATTCATCCAACTGAACCTATTGATCTTTTTGAAAAAAATTAAGGAGTAATAAATGGAATATCCAAACAGCGGTTCATTGTTCCCATCAACCATTCGTAAATCAGACAAGTCACCGGACTTCTTTGGCAGCATCAAGCTAGATCCAGCGTACTTAAAGGATCTAATGAATAAAAGCGATGGCTTAGTAGAAGTTAAGTTGTCGGGATGGAAACGTGAGTCTAAGACCGGCAATCGTTTTGTATCTATTGCGGTTGATACCTTTATTAAGAAGGATGCAGCACCTGCTAAACAAGAGGAGAAAGATCCATGGGCGTAACTAAGAAAGCAACAGTCGTTGCTAAAATGGCAACTAAAAAGCGTGGTCGTCCAGCAGGGTCTAAGAA